ATGCGTGATCTGATCCTTCAACTCAGCAAAAGTTCGATTTATTCAACAAAGCCGCTGTATGGCTAAAACATGATTATAAAGGATTGAAAATGCATTGTTTATAAAAACAGCAGCTGCGCGCTTTACGCTGGATTGCAATCGCCAGTTACTTTATAATCCCTCGCCACGGCCCCTTAGCTCAGTGGTTAGAGCAGGCGACTCATAATCGCTTGGTCGTTGGTTCAAACCCAACAGGGGCCACCAAATTTTAGCTTTAAAATCATATACTAAGCCACCTCTCGCGAGGTGGCTTTTTCATATCATAAACACTAATGGCAGCAAAATGGCAGCAGCTTTTTTGCAATCCTCAATAAAAAACCCGCCTAAGCGGGTTAGTTTGTCAGAAATTCATATGCCCCTGCCCGGCGGCAGTGGGGTGCGGCGGGGCATTATCAATGACTCCAGGTGTCATGATGTAACGCACTACGGTTTCATGAGTGATGAAGGTGGTTCCGCAATTAATGTTCTGGCACTGACAGTAACGCTCTTTTGTCTGATCCGTTACCCGAAAGCTACTCCGTGTATGCGCCGCATGGCCGCACTTTGGACAATTCATCATTACATTTATCTCCCACCCCGCACATTTCAATCACATAATGATACACACAACTTCCATTTTGTGAACCTCATCAGCTCATTTCTAAATCATCAATCTTCACTTCCAGTTCGATACTGGTTGTAAACCCGCTATCCGGGTTCACCGTATGCATCAATGTTGTGATGGTCCATTCCGCATCATCAATGGGCTGTTTAAAGCCGCTAACCTTAACGGGCATTTCCGTATAGAGATCCGCGCGGCCCTCTGCCAGCTGGAGAGAGAATGACGCCACACCACGCTGCAGCCGCTCCCAGTTCATTTTTGCTGCCCGTTCTGCATTACTGCGGTTCGCATAGGTACGGTTCAGAACCAGCACGTTCTCATCCGTTCCGACCAGGTAATCCCCCTGCTTTGCTTCCGGCTCTTTGGGTTTTGTCGTCCTCCGGCGGCGCTTCACCTTTGCAGTTTCTTTCTTTTCCGGTTCACGGGTATGCAGCCAGTGAGCGATAACACCCGTATATGCTCCCCTGTCAGCCAGGCTAAACCGGTGGCTGTCTCCGTCCTTACGGGTAATAGTGATGACCGGCAACGGTTTACCACTTGCTGTTTTCCCCTGCCCCTGCCGGATAAACAGCAGATTACCGTCCTTGACTGTGGCAATCGCGCCATACTGCCGCGCCAGCTTCATTAAAAAGCTGGCGTCGCTTTCGTTGGTCTGGTCCAGGTGATCCAGCGCCATCGCAGCAACATCATTTCCTATAGCAACTTTAAGGCTGTGCCGCGCGGCAATGTCTTTCACCACATCGCCCACCGTCGTTTTGTGCCAGGACTTCTCACGCCGGACATTCAGCGTTTCCCTGAAATCAGCACTACGGGCACGGATTGTCAGCCTGTCCGGGCTGCCGCTATGCTCTATTTCGTCAACGGTAAACTTACCTTTTGAGTACAGCGGCTCGCCTTTCCATCCCAGCGCCAGAGAAATCACCGCGCCACGACGCGGCATAATTACCAGACCGTCCGCATCGTCCAGCTCCAGATCAAGCTGGTCAGCTTCGAATCCGCGGTTGTCGGTCAGCGTCATACCCAGCAGACGCTTATCCAGCGTCTGCGTGGCATCCTTACCTTCAATCACGATGCGATATGCCGGGGTCTTGCTGAGGTTGAGTAAATCAGTCATCTCGCTCACTGCAGTAACCCTCCTACCGTGGTTCTGATATTCCCTACCGCTGCCGCTGCGGAATCCTGCAGGCTGCTAAGCTGATCACTCAGGCTGCCGAACATTTCGGACAGCGACTCATCAACACGCTTCAGCCCCAGCGAAAACTCTATTTTTCTCGCTTCACCGCTGGCGAAAAACTCTGTTTTCGTCTGGCTCAGGTTTTCTATCACGTACATACCGTAGATAGTCCCGCCGCCCTCAATTAGCGGCCAGGCCTTTCCCTGCTCCGCCATCAGCTCCAGCGCCAGCAACGACAACCTGCCGCCGGTCACTTCCGGCATGAGGACGCCGGAGAGCGTCAGCTGATCGTTATCTGGCCCCAAAAACTGCGTTGTCGGGCGGCGATTAACGCGGTTGTTGGTCACATGCCGCCAGTTCCGCTGATACTGCAGTTGCTGATAGGGAACCGTGCGCAGCTGAAACACATACAAGCCCAGGACCATCATCATGATTCGTACCCCCCTTGATCGCTGAAATTGCTACGGGCCTTAGCCCTCATGCGGCGCTCACGCTCATCGAGCTGTCGCGCAACCTCCCGCGCAATATCCTGCGGATTCTGCCCTGGTAGCGCCTGGATAATAATTTGTGCCTGGGTTTCAAACTGGAATACCGGCCGCGTGCCTGCCGGTTTCTCTGCTGCAGGGTGATAGGATGCTGCCGGCAGGCTCATTGGATGAAGCGGGGCCGCCTCTGCAGGCATAGCTCCCCCCATCATTCCGGCGACAACGGACGCCAACGCAGCCGTCCTCTGGCGGCTGGTCACATAGGCCGGACCGTTAATCAGCTCCGGGCCATTCTCGCCAGCAATGCCCACCTGCCCGCGTGGAATATAGCCGCCGCTGTCATACATCCCCGCGAAAAATCCGCCCGCGCCTTTTTGCTGGGGTGCGCCTGGCGTTTTGTCTCCGCCGGTCATCCAGTCCGGCAGGTAACTTTTCACCGATGCCAGCTTGCTCTTGAGCGTTTCCCACTTCTCATTGATACCGCTCAGGATGCCGTCAATGATCGCGCCGCCCACTGCTTTAAACTTCGCGGGCAGTGCGGCAACATCACTCAGAATTTCATCCCATTTGCTGCTGATAGTCTGCTTAATCACAGCCCATACCCTGGATACCCCGGATGAGATGGTATCCCACATTGCTTTGAATTTTGGCCCCAGCGTTTCCCAGTTCTGCCAGATATAAATGGCCCCCATCGCAATAAGGCCAATTATCGCCAGAATGGGGTTAGCCATCATCAACCTGCCCAGCCACAGGATCGCCTGACCAGCACCGCCGATGACTTGCTTAATCAGACCAAAAGCGGAGGCAAAATTAATTCCCAGAACCCCAGAGCTCACACGAACTATCGCCATTGGCCCCAGAATAGATGCCAGCGCCAGCGACAACACGCCCGCAGTGGTAGCTACCACGGCAAACACCGCCGCAATCTTAAACAGCGCCGCCGTCAATTGCGGATGCAGCTTAACAAAACCATCCAGCGCGGACGCCAGATTTCCCAGCCAGTCCGCAATATTTTTCAGTACCGGCGCGACGGTTTCACCGATGCTCGCCATGGCGTTGGTAAAGGAGCCGCCAGCGGCCTCCCATTTGTTGCCCAGGGTATTAAGGGACGCCTCGACACGCTCGCGCAGAGTCGCCTGGTTCTCCAGTTTTGCCACGGTTTCGCGGTAGCCCTCGATACCTTTTGTAGTCATGATGCTCAGCGCTTTTAGCACTTCGTTATCATTACCAAACAGGGCTTTCATCGTCGCAAGCTTTGTTTCTGGATTTAGTTTTTCAAGCTTATCTAACTGTGCGTACATCTTTTCCAGGCCGCCAAATCCGCCTTTCCCGTCGGAAAAATCAAACTTGATACCTTTGCCTTTCAGCTCATCGTTTACACTCTTAATCTTTTTAGCATCCAGCGTGGCCTGAAATATTTTACGGTAGGCATTACCCGCTGATTCTCCGGCCATCCCCGCTTGATCAGCCATAACCAAAAGAGGGCTGAAGGTTTTAGCAGCATCCAGCCCCCTCTGCTTGATAATCTCCATTGCACTGCTGATATTTGCAAAACCCTGCAGCATGTTCCCCGGATCAACGCCCGCGTAATAACCTCGCTGGATCACGTCCATCAGGCTCATCATGTCTTTTTCGGTGGTCTGCGTGGCGTCCTGCAGTTTCGCGGCAAACTCTGCCGCATCCGTCGGTGCCATTTGCAGCTGCACGCCGAGATACGCCGCCGACTCACCCAGCCCGCCCAGGATGACCTGCGCAGACATGCCCTGGCGGCGTAACATGGTCATCATGTTTTGAAAGTCTGCCGTGGTGCCGGGCAGCCGGTCACCCAGGGCGATCGCCAGCTTATTCAGCTGCAGGAACTCCGCTGCAACTTTTCCTCCCGGCCCCATCATAGAGCCTGCCAGCTGGTTAGCCGCGTTCTCTGATTCCGAGTAGGCGCGAATGGGCGCCAGCAACGTCGCGCCGGTTGTCACCCCGGCGGCCATCATGCCTGCCCCGTTCCCTGCCAGGCTGTTACGCACGTCGCGCATCTTGTCCGCTTTGGCCCTGACCGCATTCAGCTTGCGCTGGCGCTCGCCCACATCCCGCAGGCGTCGCTCCTGCTCTGCCAGCTGCTTGTTATAGCGGTCCGTTTCGCGGGTAATGCGTGCCGTTTCACGGGCACCGCCGCCCGCAGAGATGCCGAGGCGGTACAGCTCCGCCCTGGCTCCCGCCATCTGCCGCGTTTCCTGCTGCTGCTTTTGCTCCAGACGTGACACAGCCCGCCATTGCGTTTCAAGCGCCGCCGTCTGCTTTTTCGTGGGGGATTCAAGGGCTGACATTTCGCGGGTCATCATCTGCGCACGCAGCCGCGCCTGGTCCAGTTCTGTACTGGTCCGGCTCAGGCTCTGTGACAGCTGATCGAAGGATTTTAACTGGCCCCCCGCATCGTTCAGCCGTTTAAGCTGTTCGCGGGTCTGCCGGACGGCGGAGGCCAGCTCCTTAGAGCCAGCCTGCGCAACTTTTAAGGGGCGGGTGAGTTTATCAACCGCATTCAGAACCACCTGCAGACGCAGGTTTTTATCACTCATCGCTGGCCCCGCTTCGCATTATCGCTCTGTGCCGCCACTCCAGCACTTCCGCGAGCGGCATAACGTCAGTGACGGACGGCGGCCAGTGAAAGATCGTGGCGATATCCGCCACCAGGTCATCTACCGTCAGGCTGTCGGCAAATCGGCAAACGCCGACTTCGGCAACAAAAAAAGGACAACCTCGATCGACATTGCGGCAAGGTCTGCCGGGTCGAGGTCCGCCATTTCCTGCGGGGTCAGCGTCGGCGTGGAGATACGGGGGATCACGGTCATCATAGAGGCCACGTCCATCTCCATCACCGCCTGCAGTCGCGTACCGCGCAGTGCGCCGGATTGCGGCTTACGCAGCACAATTTCCGTAATCGTGGTATCACCGCGCGTGATCGGGCTATCCAGCTTCACCGTTGCTTCTGTTTTCTCACTCATATTCTTTTCCTGTTATGGGGTGGCTGGCGCGGCATCCCGCGCCAGTGCTGCATTAAAGGCCGATGGCGTTTCGGTGCTCTTCCATCAGGTCAACGCCGTCAACAATTTCAATCATGTTGATCACATCAACCTCATAGAGCACTTCGCCGTTAATGGTCAGCTTCGCGTAACTGTTAACGCTGCTGACTTTGGTGGTATTGCTCTCGCCGGTTTTCCACTCGCCGGAATCCACCTCTTTGTGGCGTCCGCGCACAACCAGCTCAACGGCCTGCACCTCGCCGGTATCATCGCGCTGGATAGAGCCGGTGAAGCGCATCTGCACCCCATCCACCGTGGCCTTGCCCATCTGTTTGAACAGCAGCGCTTCAGTGCCGCCGATGGTCATTTCCGTATCCAGTGCGCCATCATCCAGCCCCAGATCGATACCGACTGAACCGGGCATACCGCCGCCGCGATAGTTCTCCAGCTTGCGGGAAAATTTCGGCAGGGTGACGGATTCAGCAATGCCCATCCAGCTGTTACCGGCGTTGAAGATGTTCAGGTGTTTTAGCTTACGTGGTAAGGCCATGGGTCCCCCTTATGCGCTTACGCGGGTGGTGAAATCCACCAGGTAACGGTCAGTGATGCGCTGGCGCAGCATCAGATTTTCCAGCGGCGGCACTGGCGTATAGTCGTAGTCGATCCAGAGCTTCCCGGCTTTCAGGCTGTCTTTGTCGTTAACGCTGTCATCAATCCAGCAATCACCGCCGATGAGGTAGCCCTGATTCACCATGCTGCGCATTTTGGCGCGGATACCTTCGATAATGTCGCGGGCCAGCGACGGATTAAGCGGCATGTCCACCGCCCACATATGGCCCTCCGCCATGGTGTCAGCCAGCACCTGCGCGGTACGGGTGTAGTTTTCAAACTGGAACAGCGGATCATCACTGAGGCAGCGGGAGCCCCAGAAGCGGAAACCATCCTTGCGGATCAACGTGGTGACGTCATTCTTGTTCAGCAGCCCGGCATCGGTTGCCGGGTCCTGCAGGTCCCAGAACACATCCGCAGATAAGCCGGTTACGCCGTTGACGCCCACGTTAGACAGGGTTTTGTGCCAGCCGGTCTGCTCGTCGATTCTGGCACGCAGGCCAAGGGCCCGGGCGGTGGCGTAGGCGGTCACATCCGCCTGCAGCACCGTGTCAAAGTTGATGAAGTCAGGCCAGATCAGCATCCCTTCACGCTGGCTGAAGTTGTCGCGGTAGGCGATCGCATCCTCCACCGTCTTACAGCCGTATGCCGACATATAGGCAAAGGCCCGCAGACTCTGCGCCACGCTCAGCAGCTCAGTGGATACGGCCTGCGTATCATGTCCCGGCACCCCGAGAATGCGCGGCTTTACGCCCAGCTGCGACTGCGCCGACAGCAGTGCCTTCATGCCGGTTTTCTTGCCGTCCGCGGTCACGCCGCCGATGATGTTTGCGGATGTTTCCGCTTCGGTTTCGCCCTGGGCAACGCGCACCACTACGGTGACGGGTTTTGCCTGGTCTGCGATAGCGTCCAGTGAGCGGGCCAGCGTGCCGGACTCGCCCGCTTTACCGCTGGCAGTCAGTACATCGGTAAGCAATACCGGCTTATTGAGCGGGAACATGGAGGCATCGGCATCATCGCCGGTGCACACCATGCCCACGATCGCCGTGCTCACCGTCGTGATAGAGCGGGTGCCGTCGTTAACTTCTACAACGCGCACGCCGTGATGATAGTCTTGCGCCATGGAATGAATCTCCTGTTTAGGGGTTCACCCATGGTATGGAAATCATTCACCGCAAGCCGTTGATGCCCGTTGTACCGTGGTTGATACAACCGCAGGCAGAAAAAAGCCCCTTTACGGGGCTGACTTGGTCAGGAATTTTTCTGGTGACTCAGGCAACGCGGCTCCAGCACATCAGCAGGATGTGGGCTTCCACCACGCTGAACGATTTACCTTCGCCGAGGTTGGCGGTTTTGCCGCTGGTTGTGTGTTTATGCGGCGGCACCGTGACTTCGTGGTCGTGCTCTCCGGCGTCATCCGTCACCCCTAGCTCTTTCGGGTTAAAGAGCTGCCGCACATCC